AGCGAAGGAAATCGTCTGTCGCAGGGTTGTCACCTCGTAAAGCAATAGCTCACGCTTTGATGCGTCAGTGAGAGAATCTCTTATAGTTACCGCAAAGTCATTACCTCTTTCACCTTCATACTTAGCTTCGATTTTCACTACATTGACAGATGCACTGTCCTGAAGATTTAATAATGCCTTTGCGCCGCCAGTTCCAAGTCTATACGCTACAACTCTGCGACAACCACCTCTGAATGCCTCTATTGCAGTGTCAACTGTACCTGCGCTTCCAAATGTACTAATCACTGAATCAGCATTTTCAAGATATATTACTTCTCCCGAAGGTCCCCAGGAAGCACGGAACAAAGCAGCCACGATCCCTTGCGGTACAATGGCTTCCGGCGGTTCGCCGATGTTGGTCACCCGGACGTATACGCCAGGCCTTATTTTTTGTTCGCCTATCTGAAAAACAGAACCAGCCATTCAGGCTACACCTTCCTTTCCAAAAAGTCTTTGACTGCCTTTTCAGCTTCAGCCTTGGTCATCGTATCTTTGCCGGCCAGCTTCAAAGCTCCGGCCACTACTTCTGGTTTCACGCCAAAAGAAGAAGCCGCTGCCATGAGTTCGCTACGGCTGTAACGTGCTTTCGGCTGTTGAACCGTCATCGTCCTAATCATCCTATCCGGTTCCTTTTTCTTACTCAAGCTGTCCCACCTCCATATCAATATCTCCGCTTGCAACAGCTTTCTTTAACATTTTATACTGTACTTTCGGTTGGGGCACTCCAAACCGGGCGGTCAACTGTATCTGTCCCCGCCTCATCGGGTCTGCTTCGCTATCAGTACTAATACGCAGCAGTTCTAAAGGACTGCCATCGATCATCTTTAGCCTGCGCTGTTTTGCTAACTCTTCCGTAACTTTCCGCACCCAGCTCAATCGAACCGAAGCACTGGGGGCCAGAATGTGCCCGTTAATCTGGACCTCCATCCAGTTTACCGCCGCTGTAATTTCCACCGGTGCTAACCGTACCATTCGCCAGTATATCCCTGGTGTTATATCTGCTGGTGTCCATGTTGCTGGATTCGTTTGCACTTCCGGCCATGTTTCCGCTGTCCAGTTTTGCAGTGCGGCCACCGGATCGGGTTCAAATGTCAACCCATTCAACCAGCCTAAGGCAAACACCCGGAAGCGCAGGCCTCTGGTGATAGCATCCCATTCTTCGTCTACATAGTCCTGCCCGGCACTGCCCAAGTAGTCAACCAGATATTCCTCGCCGGCATGGGAGAATCTGGCCCGGTGTAAAGCGTTGATAATGGCATTGGCCAGGCTATCCACCTGTCGGAAGGTAGTTCGCTTGACGTAAGGCCACACCTCGATTACAGTTGAGGAGGCTGCCCAGTCCGCTTCCGGGTCTTGTACACCTTCTCTAAGTACTAGATAAGGCTTTGGAGTGTTCAGGCCTGCGGCGTGCGGTTCGTATACTCTACCTTGAATTTCTGGCATATTGTTTACGAGCAGTAGACGTATCGCTTCCCTCATTCTAACCACTCCAATAATCTTTTACGGTCTGCCTGATACGAGAAAGATGAGCGTCTACCGTAGGCCTTACAATAGCGTAGTTTCCTCCGTGAGCTATTTCAAGCCATTTTCCATATTCAACGCCGTGAGAAAGGTACAAGACCAGCTCATCTCCTGTTGATTCTACGCCTCCGTGTAAGCTCTGCCGGGCGTGACTCGTCCTGTCTGTCCAGGGTGCATGCTCCTTGGCATACCCCTCCATCGTGCCAGCCCAGTTTAAAAGCAGAGCATTCAACCCCGCTTTTTTCCTTTCAAGATACTCTCTTGTTTGATCGCCAAAGGCCATTTAACTCACCTTCTCCAAGTCTGCCTGATATCCAACTATTTGTCCCTGTACCAACTGCGGGTATACAGCCAGCACTTTGAACTTGCCCAGGTCTGTCACTTCAAATTCATCCAGCACATTTGTGCCAACTTTTATCTCTGCTTCATGGTCAGCCAACAACCCCCAAGCTGCTTCAACTTGTTTGGTCCCGGCCAGTGTAGATACTTCCTGCGGTATCCTGCTGCCTTTTTGAAATATTCGTACTGTATAAGGACCATGTTCACTTTCCACCTCGTCGAAATAACCACCCATATCAATTTTCTCTGTCCGATGAATAATTATTTTCACCGGGTTCTGCTGAATAGCCCATTTGGTATGTTGCCGCCGGAGTGCTACTAAGCCCATGTCACAACACCTCCGGCGGCTTGAATTTCAGAATCACACTGCCTATGCTGCTGGCGGCCAAGCGGCTGTAGGTTTCAGCCATCTTCAAAGCATACTCCAGCAGTTCACTGGCTTTAGCCAGGTCATACCGCTCCTGACCAACCGTATAGCTTTGAATTTGTCCAGCTTCACGCTGGAACATAGCAGCTTTTCTCATCCAACCGATAGCCGCGGCGGCATAGATGTTCGCAGCCTCGCTCAGTAGCTCATCTACCTCCGCATCCGTAAAGCGGGTATCTGCATCACTTCCGCCTTCTGGGATTCTTTCGTCCAGAAGTTTCCGGAGCTTCGCTCTCAGTTCTGTTGTCGGTGTCATTGTCCTTCACCGCCTCCGGTCCGTGGTAATACGGACAGTTGTGTTCAAGGGCTGCGGTTTCTTTAGTCCACCTCCGGGCCTCTAACTCTTTTGCACATTTTATAGCAGGTAACATTGAGTAATCAGCGCCCGGAACCCAAGGAAACCGGGCGCATTCAATGCATTTACCCATTCACCTCACCGCCTTGGGCAGTTAAGCTGATTTCTTGTACGTTTTCTTCTATTGCAGCATATACGCCCCGGTAAGCGTACCCGACGATTTGACTTTCAATAAGCCTGGACAGGTCGCCGGCGGTTGCTTCAATTCTCAAATCTTGCTTGACTAATTCTTTGAATCCACGTTTGGGTCTGATGAGGTATGCTTTGCCAGGAGTTACGCCGGGGTATTCAAAAGTTCTCCGGCCTACCTGAACAGTCCATCCATCGTAGTAAATTACTGATTCAATACCAGATACAGCTGGATAAGTAGTGCCGTTAATCTGGTATCCACCCTTCAAGGCCATTTCAATATTGTCCCTATCGTAGCTGGATGCCAGCAACACAGTACCGGGCCTCTTCGCAATTCTAGCATCAGACAAAGCTTTGTTCAGCGTCTTGTAGAATCTCACCCACAGGTCATCGCTGGCGTCGCCTTGGAAAGCGGTTTTGTTGTTATCTTGGTAGTTGAAACTAATTATCGGATACAGGTGTATATGGTTCAGTAAAGCGTTGTAGGCTTCGCCCATTGCGCGGTTCAGAAGTTCGATAGAGAAGGAATCGTTGAAATCCTTCATTTCCCGGGTATATTCAAATCCAGCAGTGTAGGTGAGAATCCGAGCAATCGGTCCATATTCAGCCTGTAAACGACCGAATTTAACTTCTTCCCCTTCCATATGTTCGGTAAATACAACAGTTCCATAAAGCGCCCATTTAGCATCAATTACCTTGGGCATATTAGCGTCTTGAAGTCTCTCGTAAATGGGCTGATACAGGAGCTGAACCTGTTCCCTTCCCAGTTCAACGTCCAGTACAACCTTCCTCATTAAATCCTTGAACTGCTCCAGCGAACCTGAGGTCAACATTTCGCCAACTGGCTTAGCAAGTTCAAAGGTTTCCATTTCTCCGTTTACGATTTTCTTTTCAACTTCGTAAACTTTACCGTTGACTACGAAAGGAGTTTTTTGGGCGTAGGTCCCCTGACGACGCTCGGCTTTTAAGGCGTCTTGGCTATAAACTTTGTACATCTATTCATCCACCTCCATCAAAATTTAAAATCTTTAAGCAAAAACCTGTGGGCCGAGAATGAAGCAAATCACTCCATTGGAATCTTTCGCCTGAGTTACCCGGCCCACTAATCTGTTACCAGCGGAGGTCTCAGTAAACCTCTTATGTGTCCCATCCCAGTAAAGGAGAGTACCTTTGTTGAAAGTCTGTGAAGTATCTATCTGATCTGTTTCGTATTCCGCCTGCTCAATGTTGAGTATAACCTCTCCAGCTCCGGTAGTCACAGACTGGAAGGCGCAACCGAAAAACCCATCCAGAAGGTAGAATTTCCCAGCTTCAATAACAGTATTTTCAGGCACAGTCACCCTTACGCTTTTTCCATCGCTAACCTTTGCGGCATTGACATTAACCACAGTAGACGGAACAGGCTGTCCTACATAAGCCATAATTCAACACCTCCATAAAAATTTATATTACTTGGCGTTTTACACGCAAAGCAGAAGAAGTCCCGCCGTTATCGCCAATGTTATTGATTAAAGGCGGTTTGTCAATGTGGAATTTGCTAATTGCGTTTTTAACCACTTCATCGACCAGGAGCTTGTCAATCTCTCCAGCGATAACTTCCTTAGTCAGTTCGCCTTCAGGGAGCTGAAGCATCTTCTTGACCAATGCCTGAGCCATTTCTCCGGCTACTTTTTCCTTGATGGTTTCTTCGATGAGTTTTTCCCTAGCGGCTTTAATGGATTCATCGAGAGCTTTCTTTGCATCGGTAGCAATCTTGACAATGTCCATCTCCCCGGTAACTCCGAAGACTTCTTCTACCTTCCCGAGTGTTTCCACTGCACTGGTAACTTCCTTGAGCCAATTGGAATCAATTTCCCCGGCTATTTCCTCGGGTTTCCAACCCATCTCCCCGGCAATTTGACCAAGGGTTACCTCTTTGTTGTCCAGCATGGTTTTAAGCTGTCCGACAAGTTCCTTCCAATTCATAGTTTTTTGTTCACCTCCGATATTTTCTTTCATTTCTCCATCAACCATATCGGTCGACAGAATTTCATCCATCTCGCCGATAGCAACTACTGATGTAGGCATACCAGCTCGATTCAACGGTGTCCAGTCAATGGATAAGGGCCTATAATCCACCACATGTGTTTCGCCGCCCACCTGCTGAAGCTTCGGCACACCGAAAATGCTCACTGTGCGAATGGTCTTAGCCTTAATCCAACGTTTTAGGTCCGCTGCCGCCTTATCTACCACCCCCCGGAAATATGCCTTGCCATCCTTCCATAACGCACCTACCCAGTGGGTTACCGGCGTTGGAAATTGGCTATCCACATCCTCTGGTTTCTGATGACCAAGAAAACCCGGTAGCCCCTGATTCATCACCTCCCCAACAATCTTCTGCAAAGCTTCCGGCCTGTAGTTCCAGCCCCGTTTTGACTTGCCGGCCGGTATCTCCACCACCACTTCCATCGGTTCTGTATCCCCAGCCTTCAAAGCCTCCAGGTCTGCCCAGGGCGCAAGCGGTACATCCTCCACCCGCATTTCGC